ACAACCATGGGGCAGTCAGAGGGCAAAAAGAGGGCATTGACAGGGCAACTTACCGTATGGTAACATGTAATCTGTGAACAACTGATATGTCATACCATAAAAAGAGCGCACATACTCAATTTTCATTTGACACCAGAGATGGGTTTGCTAGAATGATGATATAGCAAATTACCAAATGGAAAGGGTGGTGTTGGTGGTCAGGAAAAGCGATATGGTAAGAAGTCTGGTAGAAGCAAAGCAATACAAGAAAGCATTGCAGATTGCAAAAGACTTCCGGCTTGGTATAACGCCAGAACAATCATCAAAGATGAAGAAAGCGTATGAGTGCATGGTTCATGAACGGTTTTACCTCTCCCTGGGTGAAAACATACAGGCAAGGATAGATGAAGGCATCGAAACGATAGTCAGCATCTACGGAAGGGAGATTAAAGATCATGGCAAGGTTGTACACAAGCAGATTTAGCAACAAGGAATTGGAGTCAGGCAAGTATACTGTTGTTGGAGTGGTAAGGAGTATGCCGCGGTTTTCGATTAATTACAGGATAGCCGGTAATATAATGCAGATAGCACCACCCGGACATCTTTGGGATGAAAACAACAGGGAACGATTCAAGGCTCCGTATTATAGTCATTTAGAAAAAGCCGGTTATCCGCTCATAGGGGAAATCATAAAAACTCATATGGAAAAGGGGAAAGATGTAGTGCTTTGCTGCTATGAGGATGTAAGGAAACCTGGTGAATGGTGTCATAGATTGGTATTCGCCGAATGGTGGTATGAAAAGACAGGTCAGAAAGTTGAAGAACTGCACGACCTATCACCAGTGTCAGGACAGAAAAAGGCGAAAGAAAAAGAGGGGAATAATGAAGGTAGCGGATATGAACAGATGTCATTCATGAGCGACTTGTATCGTGCAATGTACCCTCACTACAATACCTAACCGCTGATAGCTTAGTGATAAAGCACCCGGCACTTTACCGGGAAGTCGCAGTGTTTGATTCCTGCTCGGCGGACCAAAAACAAGGCTCAGTATCTTTTGATACTGGGCCATAATTTTTGCCTGGGTGGTCTTACAGCCAAATCCAGAGGCTCTAACGTCACAGGCAATACATAACAAAGTAAAGAAAGAAGGTGATTAATATGCCGCAATTCCAGAATCCGGGAGCGTTCTTTTTGGGAACCTTGGTTCCTTCAGAGCAAAGATTCTTGAAGGTATTGTTAGAGAACGCCAGAAAGAACGGATATATGAAGTTGGTAGAGCCATGTGCCGGAGCGTTTGCAATGTCGCACTTAGCTGTGCAGTCAGGATTTAGGCCAGAACAGATTGAAGCTTCAGATGTTTCCATGTTTACGTCTATTATGGGTTATGCCATTACTGGAAAATCTTTAGAGGAACTTGGAATACAGGCAAAAGGGTTTACGCATGAAGAATTGCTTAATCCAGCCATAGCATTGTACGCATGGAAATATTTAAGCATGGTAAAGAATGCTGGCAAAGAATACTTTTATAATTATATGGTTGACTTGGAAGACAGGAGAGAAGAGCATATCAAGACAATCGAAGAGCAGTTGCAAAGAGCTAAAGAGCTGCTTGGAGGAATGAGCTATCGGGCATTGGATATGTGGGAACACATGGACGAAATCTTAGATGATGAACATTGCATTGTGATAGCAAACCCTCCAACATATACAGCAGGATTTGAAAAGTATTACGATACCGGAGGGCGGATGACTTGGAAGGAGCCGGAATACCAGATTTTTGACCCGAATACCGGACTGAAGCAGTATATGGATATGTGTAAAGATGCAAAATGCCTTGTTCTGTGCTACGAAGAAAATGAGCCAGGAAAGACAGCGGGTATTCCGGTGTTTGCCAGATATGGAGTCCGTAATGGAGTCAATGTATATCTGACTTCAAACAGACCAGAAGAAGCTGCTGATTTAGCGAATGGCCGTAAGATTGCAAGACCCGGAGAAAGCAAGTTGGAACAATTGGATTGCTCCATGCTTCCGAGGGATTATGTAATCACGGAGAAAAGCAAGGTACAGTTATGTCAGATTGAAAGAGCAGAAGCACAGTATTACCGTCAATTGTGGACTCATAACTTTGTTGGTTCATCAGCACCTATCAACATAGCAGTATTGATAGATGGTAAGATAGCCGGAGTGTTTGGTGTCGATAAATCGGCATTGACAATGGGAGCGTTCGGTATGCAGGTATCAGATGCTCTTTTTTTGATGTATGGAATGACTGTTCCGCATCCTAATTACCGGCTGAACCGACTGCTGACAATGCTGGCACAGAACAAAGAATTTGTATACAAGATATGCACTGACTTGGAAAAAGAAAAGGTCGGGCATCTAAAAACAGTTCAGATGACAAAGTATCCGGAGGCAAAAGAAATGCGTGGCATCATGAAACTCACGAAAAAGATTCCGGATAAGAAGATGGGATTCCGCTTGACGTATGAATCAGAACTGAAAGACCGCACAGAAAAGCAGACCTTGGAAGAATGGTTGAGGAGGGAAGAAAAGTGGAAGAAGGAAAGAGCGAAAGCAAAATCCGTTACGAACAAATAGCGGATATGGGTTCTGGCCTGATTATTGCAAAAGTTCCAGCTGATAGTCTCAGGGAACAGGATATAAATGCCAGAATCATGAAGAATGAAATGCAAAGGCAGCTCACTGACAATATAAAGAAACGAGGCCAGTTAGAATCCCTGCCATTATGTGCATTAACTGAAAACGGAACCAGAATCGAAATCATTTCAGGACATCATAGGATACGTTCGGGGAAGGATGCAGGAATCAAGGAGTTTTTTATTGTATTAGATACAAGTGGACTGAACCGCTCTAAGCTTGTGGCAAAGCAAATAGCGCATAATGCTATATCAGGTTTTGATGACCAGTCCACTCTAAAGGAATTGGCAAAGATGATTCAGGATGTGGATGATATGATTGAAAGCTATGCGGGGAAAGACATTCTGGCAGAACCAGAAGCGGAATTGGAAAAGTATTTATCTCCAACAGTAGAGTTTGACTGGAAAAACATTACGTTTACCTTCTTGCCACATCAGATAAAGGATACGACAAAACTCATTGATGCTTTGGATAATACGAAACCGGACTTTTTAGGTATAGCTGATATTGAACAGCATAAGCCATTCCTGGAAACGCTGTCAAAATATCAGCAGTTCTCAAATGTGAAGAACACAGGGGCTGCAATTCATGCAATGGTAAAATGTACGGAGCAGATGTTTGAAGATATTGGATATTCAGGGAACGGCGAATGGGAACAGTTAACAAGTATCTTTGGCAGCAGCGCAGTGCCGGCAGAAGCCGCAGAAGTTATCAGGGAGGCAGTAAAGAAGATGGTTGATGACGGTGTAGTAGGGCAAAAAAATAAGTGGCAGGCCATTGAATACCTAGCGGCAGATTATCTGGCTGGAAAGTAGGTGTGAAGTATGGCAGCACCGTTGAAGTATAACCAGGCATATCATGATGATTGGGCATGGTCCTTGGCTATAAAAGGTGCTGACGATAAGGAAGTTGCTGAAGCATTTGGTGTATCTGCCAGGACGATAAATAGGTGGAAAAAGGACTATGAGAGTTTTGCACAAGCATTGACAATAGGAAAAGATGCGGCAGATGCAAAAGTGGAAAGAAAATTGTATGAGCGTGCAACTGGATATAAGTATGAGGAAGTCGAAACTGTCATGGAGATTGATGCTAACGGTAACAGAAAACCGGCAAAGATTAAACGTGTGCAGAAAGAGTGCCCTCCGGATGTATTAGCACAGATGTACTGGCTGAACAACAGAAAATCCGCACAGTACAAGCGGAATCCTGAAAACTTTGTTAGGCCTGAAAGAATAGAAACAGAGGATGAAGTAGTGTTTTATCTGCCAGATAACGGAAGGGGTGAAAGTGGTGGGGAAGAATAAAATAATTATCAGACCCCAGCCCGGACCGCAGGAAAAGTTTTTATCTACATCAGCAGATATTTGTATTTATGGTGGAGCGGCAGGAGGTGGAAAGACTTACGGTTTGTTGCTGGAACCGCTCAGACATAAAAACAATCCGAACTTTGGTGCTGTTATCTTCAGACATAATTATACACAGGTTACTGCTGAAGGTGGCCTGTGGGATTCAAGCAAGAAGGTTTACCGACATGTCAGAGGTACTATACCACTGAAAACACCAAAACTTCATTGGGAGTTTCCGGAAGGTGGGAAAGTGACATTTGCACACTTGGGAAGTGACAACGATTGTGAAAGCTGGCAAGGCACTCAGATAACAATGGTTGGATTTGACGAACTTACACATTTCTCAAAGCATCAATTTTTCTATATGTTATCACGTAACCGTTCGGATTCGGGTATTGCACCATATGTCAGGGCTACTTGTAATCCGGATGCAGATAGCTGGGTAGCTGAATTTATAGGATGGTGGATTGACCAAAAAACAGGATACCCAATAGCGGAACGAAGTGGCAAGATACGTTATATGGTTCGCATCAATGATGAAATAACCTGGGCTGATACGAAAGATGAACTTGTAGCAAAAGGCATAAATAGAGAAGACATAAAAAGCGTCACTTTCATTGCCAGTACTTTGCAGGATAATCAGATATTGTTAAAAGTAAATCCCGGATACCTTGCAAATCTAAAGGCATTGCCATTGGTAGAGCGTGAACGATTATTGTATGGTAACTGGAAGATTAAGCCAGCAGCTGGTTTATATTTCAAGCGTGTTCAGATAGGAGAAACATTAAAGATTCTGCCGAATGATATCATTGCCATTTGCCGTGGATGGGATTTGGCGGCAACGGATCAGGATGAAAATAAGGATGCAGCATATACAGCCGGTGTTCTAATGGCAAAGCGGAGCAATGGGCGTTTTATTATTTTTGATGTTATTAATCAGCAGTTGAAAGCTGGTGATGTTAGAAAGCTGATTGCAACCACAGCAGCAGCGGACAAGGCAAAGTATGGATGGGTTCGTCAACGTCTGCCACAGGATCCGGGGCAAGCAGGAAAAGAACAGGCGCAGTCTTATATTCAAATGCTGGCAGGGTACGATGTGGTCATAAAACCAGAATCCGGAAGTAAGGAGTCCAGAGCAGAACCAATGGCAGCACAATGGCAGAATGGATATTTTGATGTCATAGAAGGTGAATGGAATGAAATGTACTTCAACCAGCTTGAGAGCTTCCCAGAATCAAAATTCAAGGACATGGTGGATGCCTCCAGTTCTGCTTTTAATGAAATCACGCTGGGTATGAGCTTCAATATTAATAACCTGATTTAGAAGGAAGTGAGAGAATTGAGTGATAGAAAAAGGCTAATAGCGTATCGGATAAAGAGTCGGGGAAAAGCCATACTGGAAGGGCAGGGGACTTATAGAGAAGATGGATATACGAACATGCTTAATAAGTACGGGACAAGCCAGGATAACAGCGAGGCATACGATTATAAGCCGGAAGAATTCGCTGATGATATGGAACTTACCCGCCTCTATGAAGGGAATGGACTTTTTACCAAGATCATAGATCGGCCGGCTGAAGAATCAATCAAGCATGGATTTGATATTGATTATGGTGATGAGGCTATAACCGAATATGTAGAAGAAAAGATGGATGAATTGGAGCTGGAGGATAGATTCGCAACTGCTGAAAAGTGGGCGAGGCTATACGGAGGCTCCATTATTGTTATGCTCG